GATGTTTGGAGAAATGAAAATAATGAAAAGTAATAAATTGTTAGAAGATTTAATTGTTTATGAAAATTTTATTACTCAAGAAGAAGCATCTAAAACAATAAAATTATTAAATAAACTTGCTGAAATTAAAGAAGATTACTGGAAACCAATATCTTTTTATGAATCTTATTCTTCTGGATACCCAGAAGACAACGACCCAATACTAGCTGAGTTTGGACTACCAAACGATTGGTTTTCTAGTCTATATCAAAAGTTTAAAAATGCGGTTGCTGAGGTTGCTGGCATAGAAGAATCAAAACTTTCAAAAATAAGTTTTCATATTCAGAAATGGTTGCCAGGAGCATTTGCACCAGTACATTCGGACAATAGCTCAAATGAAGGAGTGATGGGAGCTTTTACAAGAAGTAGATATGCAGCATTTTTATATTTAAATGATGATTTTGAGGGCGGGGAATTAGTGTTCCCACAACATAATTTAACTATACTTCCAAAATCAGGAATGTTAGCAGCATTTCATGGAGGACATAAGAATATGCATCAGGTTGACATTGTAAAAAAATCAGCAAGATATACCATAGGTTCATTTTTTGATGACAGAGAAGAATCAGATTACCCACAAAAAACAAGAGATGTATGGGCAAAAGAACTTGCAGATGTTCGGGCTATGCAAAAAGAGCAGGCCGTAGAATGGGAAGATATCAGAGAAAAAGGCTTAAGACTATCCCCAACTGGAAATCAATATCCAGCAAATGAAGTAGAAGGATAATGTATGCAAGAACAAAAATGGAAAAAACAGTATGTAATGTTTGAGCTTAATAAACTTAGTTCTGATATTTGGTACTGGGAAAATACAATTAGTTATCCAGAAGAGTTAATGGATTTAATAAATAATTTAGATTTTAATCCAGATTCTTATGTAAAAATTCCTCAGTGGAAACCTTGGGCAGCAAGTAATGATGCAAATACCTTGTACGGCGCAATTAAGATGATTAGATCAGATTCTGTAAATATAAATTTATCAGATGAAAGAATAAATCAAAATGCTCTTTATATAATCAATAGTTTAAAGATGGCAGCAGAAATGTGCTATAACTCATATATGGATGCTCATAGTTTTGATAAAAATAAATATATTCTTGATTTAGATCATGTGCCAGTTAGAAGGTGGGATATGGGTTCTAGTATGGGACCACATTCAGACAGTAGCTATGCTTTTTCTAATTTAGCTTTTACTACGGTTACATATTTAAATGATAATTACAAAGGTGGGGAAATAGAATTTTCAGATTTAAATATAACTTTAAAACCAAAAGCTGGCAGCACAATAATGTTTCCTGCTTCAGTAATTCATCAAGTTAAAGAAGTTTTAAGTGGAAAACGATACATGTCTACTAATTCTGTCAATATGATATAATTAGGCATTGGAGAAAAAAATGAAATTTTATGATAGACCAGATTGTTTAAATTTATCACCATATGTAGATAATTATGGTACAAAAAGTGGAGTATTCGTATTTAAAAAATTTATTGATGAAGATTTAATTAAGGATATAGAATATTTTTTAAATAATGAACAAGCAGAAGTTCTTAATAATCCTTTAAATTTAATTGATTGGTATGAGGGAAGATCATCACCATTGCCACCAAGATTAATTGAAGTTTGGGAAAAGGTTAGTGAATTGATTGGCCCAGATTGGGTAATACATCCATCTGCTTCTATACTGACATCAAAGCCTGGAGATAAAGGAATGTTTATTCATTCAGATAGTCCAGGAAAAGGTCAATGTCATTTATTGTCACAAACAGATACTTATAAAACATGTTGTGAATTAGATTTTGGAGTTGTAATTTATTTTGGCGATTTTGAGGGCGGAGAAGTATTTTATCCAGATATTAATCCAGATGGTACAAAGAAAAACGAATGGCAGCTTATTGATAAAGATGCTCCATCTCTTGAATATAAACCAAATAAAGGTGATGTGGTAATACATTGTGCTTTTGATCCATATTCTCATGGAGTAAGAGATGTAACTTCTGGTGTTAGATATGCCTATTCTAATTTTTCTTTAAAAGCAATTGATAATCCAGGTACATTTTATAATTATGGAACTCCAGAATATTATGAAGCAGTTGGAGATAAGAGCAGAGAGGCAATTATTGAATGGCTAAAGCCACTAAAAGAAAACCCACAGTTTACTCCAGAAGCAGTTAAAGAAATGCAAGATTCTGGATTGAAGGGTCCTGAATTATCTGCAGCATTTTTTGCAGATTTGCACGAATAATAAATATGAGAAAATTAATTAACGGACAAGAAGCCGAAGAGTTTGATTATGCAATTGATTTAACTATACATACAAAATGCCCAGAAAAATGGCTTTTGATTGATCTTGAAACGGGTCAAGAATATATGGGTTCATCTAAACCCAACTTATATGGAAAATGGAAAAGAATAAAAGATGCTATTTTTAATAAAAAAGACCCTGTGTGGGATTAAAGGTCATACCTTAAAAATGGCAGGTTCATGCCCATTTACTGGTAAAACATATAATTATTGCAACAGATGCACACAGATGTTTTCAATTATTGGTTAACTTCAGCACATAATATTCGCTACAGATAAAGAAAGTGGTAAAATAGACTTATATGAAAATTACACCTGTTGAAGAAGTTAATTACGGAACATACCTATGGCAGATGCCAGATGGTAAATTAGTATCTGATGAAGATGGTAACTTTATGTGTATTTATGCAATTAAGGGTGATGTAAAAAAGATTACAGAACTTAGAAATTTTGCCAAGTCTTATGGCGTTGAGGATGGGGAACCAGTATGGTTTTCTGGTCACCGCCCAGTTTCTGCCGAAGAGTACGATAATCAGAAGCAGAGAATGGACTGGGGATTAGTTGCAGACGAATGGGACATCCCAGCTCTAAAAGAAGATTTAGAGCAAAAGAAAAAAATGGGGATTATTTAAATGGAACACAAAGCTACAGTAGTAGATGATAACGATGATTTTGCTAAAGGCTATTCTCTTGAAATTGAAGGAGCAGCTTTAGGTACTTCTCCACGTGAATTGCAGGAGACAGATTTTGATGATCCATTTTTGGCAAAGGCTGAAGACCTTTTAAAAATTGAAAACCTTAACCCAAACTTTAGACGAAATGCTTCTCGTAAATTAAATAAAGCTTATACTGGTTTGGATGATGCTAAATCAAAAAAGCTTGATCCGTTAGATTTAACTGGATATTCATTATTCCAGATCGTACAACCACCTTACAATGTTATGTACCTTGCTCAGCTTTATGATGTTTCCCCTTATCACCACGCAGCAATTGATGCTAAGGTTGCAAATACGGTTGGCCTTGGATATAAATTTGTAGAGACCCAAAAAGTTTTAGACAAGCTAGAAGATGCTTCAGAAAATGAACCAGTTTTAGAAAAAGTTAGAAGAAAAATTTCTCGTGCTAGAGTAATGATGAGAGAAAAAGTTGAAAGCTTAAACTCAGATGATTCATTTGAAGAGGTCCTTCGCAAGGTTTATAAAGACCTAGAAACAACTGGAAATGGCTATCTTGAAGTAGGTAGAACATCTGCAGGAGAGATCGGCTACATAGGCCACATACCTGCCATTACAATGCGTATAAGACGGCATAGAGACGGTTTTGTACAGGTAGTATACAACCGCTATACCTATTTCAGAAACTTTGGCGACACAACCACACAGGACCAAATAGGCACAGATCCACGTCCTAATGAAGTTATTCATTTTAAGAAGTACACTCCAACAAATACCTATTATGGCGTTCCAGATATTTTGTCTGCTAAAAATGCAGTTGCTGGTGATGAGTTTGCTTCCCGTTATAATTTAGATTATTTTGAAAATAAAGCTGTGCCCCGTTATATTATTACAACCAAGGGTGCTCGTTTAAATGCTGATTCTGAAAGAAAGCTTTTAGAATTTTTCCAAATAGGTCTTAAAGGCAGAAATCACAGAACTCTTTATATTCCTCTTCCAGCAGATAATGACTCGGCCCGTGTAGAGTTTAATATGGAGCCAATTGAGGCGGGGATACAAGATTCATCCTTTAGCAACTATGCTATAGAAAATAGAGATCGTATTCTTATTGCTCATAGAACCCCATTATCTAAAATCGGTAACGGGACACCAAGCCCATTAGATGATAAGATATTTAAAGAGCAGGTCACAAGACCAGCACAGGATGCATTAGAAATTCAAATTAATAAAATTATTAAAGAATTTACTGATATGTTTAAATTTAAGTTTGAAGAACTTACTCTTACTGATGAATTGGCACAAGCTCAAATTGATCAAATCTACCTTACAACTCAGGTATTAAAGCCAAATGAAGTTAGAATGAGATTGGGTATGAATCCAATTGATTCTGGCGATGAGGTATTTGATCCAGCAGCCAAAGCTGCAGAAATCCAAGCTCAAACTATGGATTCAAGAGCAAGAGATAAAACCAGAAATGCAGCCCCAGAAGAGGCGGTCAGCGGTAGAGCCAGAAAAGGCGAAGGCAGAAAAGTAAAATAATACACTAGAATTATTTTGCCTTTATACTACACACTGATATTATTTAACTTAGAATGAACATTCAAAAAGTACAATGGAATAATAGCCAGTCTACAGTCAATATGTCCTTCCCTATCACCAAGGTAGATAAGGAAAAAAGGACTGTCTCTGGGTTTGCAACATTAGATAATATTGACCGTCATGGCGACATTGTAACAGCAGAAGCATCAGAAAAAGCATTTGCACGTTTTAGAGGAAACCTCCGTGAAATGCATGCCCCAATTGCTGTAGGTAAAGTTTTATCATTCCATCCAGAAGATTATCTTGATAAAGAATCTGGAAAAACTTATAAAGGTATTTATGTGCAGGCTTATGTTTCTAAGGGAGCACAGGACACTTGGGAAAAAGTTCTTGATGGAACTATGACTGGTTTTTCAATTGGCGGGAATATTGTAGATGCTGGAGTAATGCCAGGAGATAAAAATGATCATCGTGTTATTAAAGAATATGATCTTATGGAACTTTCATTAGTTGACTCACCAGCAAATCCACTTGCAAGCATTTTTTCTATTCAAAAAAATGTTGATGGTTCTTCATTTATGAAAGGTATGGCAGCAGATACTAAAATTGAAAATGTTTATTGGTGCAAAAAAGATCAGATTGCATCCTCAACAATTGCATCTTCAAAAGATTGCGTTATTTGCGGTACAGGAATGGATAATGTTGGTTGGATAGAATCTTCAGAAACTGAAAAGGGATTGGCAATTAGCAAAGTTGTTGATTCTTATTTCAAGAAAGATGATGCTCCAGGTCCAGATCATTCAGCCACCACTCAAGATGGAGATGCTGGAACAGTTAACTCAAAAGAAACAATTAATCTTTATCCAGATCAAAATAAAGCAAAACAAAGACTGAGAAGAAAACTCAAGAAAAAAACAACACTAAAGAAGTCTGATTCAGTAAATGATTCAGAGTATGCTAATGAAGGAGGTAATAAAATGGCAGACGAAACAAATAATGACGCAGTAGCGGATGCAATCGAACAGATTGTAGAAGCAGCAGAATCAGCAATTGATGCAATTGTAAATTCAGCAGCTGATGTCGAAACTCCAGCAGATGCTCCAGCAGCAGATGCACCAGCAGATGCACCAGCTACAGATGAAACTCCAGTAGCAGCAGATGCACCAGCAGAAGCTCCAGCAGAAGAAGCCGTAGAGAAGTCGGTCACAAGCGCAGAGGCAACAGAGCCTTTTGCAAAGATGTTGACAGAAATGCGCAACCTCTTCAGCGAAGCAGTAGAACAGAATTCTGCAGACACAGAAGCAAAAATCCAAAAGTCAGTAGATACAGTAGAGGCAGCACGTGCCGAATACATGAGTGCCGTAGAAGGCATGAAAAAAGATCTTACAGATCTAACTAACAATATCTCTGATTTCTTCAAAAGATTTGAAGAGCTAGAAAAGCGTTTTGGTGCTTACGAGAGTGATACTGCAGTACAAAAGTCCATTGGTGAAGTAGAAAACTCGCCAAGGGGTACTAGACTCCAGAAAAATATGGAGTTCGATTGGCAAGGATCCTTCCTCGGTTCCGCAAATCTATAAAAATCAACAAATACAAAGGTGGTGAAATAAAAAATGAGCAATGAACTTTTACAAAAAGTAATTGACACAACAAACCTTGGAACTTCAGGTTCTGATCTATCAGGTGACGGACGTACCCATTCAGGTACAGGTCTTCTATACCCAGATCAGGCTAACAGATTCCTAGATTACATGTGGGATGCTACGATTCTCGCTAAGGCGGCTCGTACAATTCGCATGCGTTCAAACACAACTGAGATTGATCGTGTTTCTGTAGGACAGAGACTGATGACAGTTGCAGCAGAAGAGAACCCTCGTGACTACGTTAACGCAGCAGGAGATCAGTTCACTACAGCAGGTGCAACATTTTCTAAGATTTCTCTAACAACTCGCAAGCTTCGTCTTGATTGGGAGCTCTCAGCAGAGGCTCTTGAAGACAATCTTGAGGGACCAGATCTCGAAGATCATATCGCCCGCTTGATGGCAACACAGGCAGGTAACGACATCGAAGATACTCTTATCAACGGTACTGGATCAGGCAGCGGACTTATGTCAGCATTTGTCGGATTCAGAGCTAACGCTCTAGCAAACGCACACGTTGTTGATGGTAACGCACAGGGACTTGACAAAGCTGTTTTCAATACAGCAATTAAGACCTTGCCACGTAAGTACAAGCAGCGTCGCAATCAGCTTCGTTTCTTCGTAGGATCAAACTTAGTTCAGGATTATCTATATAATCTTACAGCTAACGCTGGTTCTGTGAATCCATGGGATATCGCTTCTGGCGTAATCCGTGGTGACGTAGTTGCTAACGATGGTGGTCCTGGTACCACTACACCGTTTGCTTTCGGTATCCCAGTAATCAACGTTCCTCTTATGGATGAAACCCGTGATTCAACTGGTAAGGCATATGGCGACTCAGGCTACGATGCAACTTCAGGTCTCTTTGGTGATGTCCACTTGACATTCCCACAGAACTTTATCGTTGGTATCAAGCGTGATGTTGTTGTCTACCGTCTCTTCCAGCCAAAGAAAGACACAATTGAATATACACTATTCATTCGTGTTGGCTGCGCTTTCGAGAACTACGATGCACATGTTATCGTCAAGAATGTTAAGGTCTCAGGAACCCAGTTCGGTTCACTTGGATCAGTAACACACGGTTCACTAGTATCTAATGCAGATACACATACACGTGGTACATTCTAATCTAACCTATTAAAGGTGCAAATAAGCGGGGAGGACTTAAAATCCTCCCCCTTATACTTTATATAATAGATGGTATAATAGATACGACATGAGAGGAAAAGATATGTCATTTGATACATTAAAAATTACAGAATTAAAAAAGGTAGCAGAAACCTTTGGCGTAGAATTGCCAGAAAAAGCTACAAAGCAATCAATTCTTTTAGAACTTGAAGATAATGGAATTTCATACGATATGTACGCAAAGTTTAGCGGTACAGAAAAAGTAGAAATTGAACAGCCAACAAAAGAAAAGAAAGTTAAGCTTGATAAAGCTAAGACTATTTTAGTAAGAATGGATAAGGCTAATCCATCTTATACTGTTTATGGATACACCTTTACTCAGGAACATCCATTTGTAGCCATGACAGAAGACGACGCTACAAAGATTTTTGACCATGAGCCAGGCTTTAGACCAGCAACTCCTAGAGAAGCTCAGGAGTTTTATAATTAAATAGGGGGCTTAAATGCATCAGATAATACGTGGTACCACAGCAACAGCAGAACTTGAGATATACTACAAAAAAGAGCTATGTAATGCAGATGGCGATGTCCATGTTGTTATAGTTGATGCAGACTACCCAGATAGAGTACTATTGCCATCTACGTTGGCATATAACGATCCAGAAATAGGGAAGTATACAATAGACCTTAACGGTATTGTAACTTCCCTAAATCGTGTTATAAAGGTTACATGGAGCTATACAACCCATGGACAAGCAACCTATCAAGAAGATTTTTATGAGGTGTATACTCCGTATGCTTCATTGGCAGATATAATAGAATATTATGGTTTTGGCACCCGCCCATCTGATCTTAACTATAAATCAGAAGAAGAGATTCAGGCAGCAGAATTTATTGCACGTATGCAAATAGAAACCTACGCAGGCCAAACATTTGGTCGTGGGTGGGGAGATCAAGAAATATTTGGTAATGGATCAGATGCTTTAGAGCTTGTAGAGAGAATGCTTGAAATAGGTCAATTGTATGAAAATGGAACTTTGACCATAGATTATAGTGTAGATCCTATAGTTAATAATTTTGGATTTGATATAGAATTAACTCCAACATATCGTGCTATACGTATTATTAATAAAGATTATCAAAACATAATTGCTTATGATAGCTCATTTAATGTAACTTCAGAATATTCTGGAAGCTTTAAATCAGGATACAGATATAGAGTTTATGGCGAAAAAGGTTGGCCTTATGTACCACAAGATGTTAGAAGATGTACAGTTTTGTTAGCTGGAGATTATCTTTCTAGAGATTCTGAGTGGAGACAAAAATATCTTAATAAAGTTCAGCTAGGCGACATTAATTTTCAACTTGATTCTGGTGCATTTACTGGAACTGGAAATGTTATTGTGGACCAGATCCTAGATCAATATAGAAATACTGGAATAGTGATTATATAATGTCTGTATCATTAGTCGGCAGCGTAATGAATATGACAGCTGATATATTAGTTCAGCAGAATAAACAATCAGAAACTAGTGGAGTTATAACTAGAGAATGGGTTTATGAAGAAACTATTCGTTGCAAAATATCACCAGTAAAATCTTCAGGCGCATCTGTGCGTGGGGATGGAAAAAAATTTGATGTTGGTAAAAATAATGAATATATAGAAAGTATAGAATTAAAAATGAAGTGCTTAAAACCTATTTCAAAGCGTTCAAGAATATCTGGTATAAAATCTAATGATGGTCAATCGGTATATACAGAAATTGATAGATACGATAATCCAGATACAACATTTGATGTTGTAGGTTCACATGCAGTTTTAGATCCATTTGGCAAAGTTTCACATTACGAAATAACATTGCAGAGGGTACGTGTCCAAAATGATAACACTCAAAGCAAGTGATTTTAGTATAACTGATATAGAAACAGAACTTGATTTAAAAATAGGCGGGGTAAAAGCTTTGTCCTCATCTAAAGTTTTAACTGCTTTAGGAGATGCTATATTTACATTAAGTGCAAAGGCATTTGTAAAATCCATGAATACACAAGCAAAAGCAACTCCAAAAAAATATCATCATATATATGAATGGAATAAAACTGGATTAGAGTCTGGGAGACTTTTTTTCTTATATAAAGAATCTTCAAGCGGTGGATCGTTAAGAATTAAAACTGGATTCATACAATCTAGAAAGAATGTTCCAATTGCTCCTGAACTAATGATTCCAGGAAAAACAGGAAAATCAGTTGCATCAAAATATGTTTTTAGAGATAAAGCAAATGTTATGGAATCTGGTTCTCCAGTCATATATAGAACTTCTAAAAATATACCACTTCCAGATAACGGCTCAATAAGATTTGTAGCAGCAGGTACTATAATAAAAAATTATAATCCTGGCGGTAAAGAAGTAAAAGGCTCATTTGAGCATTTCTTTAAATTGTGGTATTCTACAAAAGTTAATTCAATTATCTCTTCATCTGGAATTATTCAGGCAATAGATAATGAAACTGCAAAAGTTTTAGATCAAAAAAAGGCGGGACCAGCACAAGTTACTACCGCCGTAGTTAATCTATTAAGACAGTATTCAAGAGAGGTAGAGGTAGTATGACAAATTACAATAGCCAAGCTTCAGCAGATATAAGAAAATATATTTGGTATAGCATAAAAGAAGCAGATCTTCTTAATGAAAATGATTATTATGTTGATAGTATGGCAGACCCACTTGTTCCGATAGTACCTGCTCAACAGGTCCCAGAATTTAACAATAGCCTTCCAGGACGCACATATATGCTTTATGATTTTGATTTAAAACAGGTCCCAGTCCAATGGTGGATGTCAGAAGAATCATTTACCCTAACCGTAATATCACAAAATTATGAAGTTATAAATCAGATAACCAGCCTCATACAAGACCTATTTAGAAGGTATGATGAGAGTGCTGTAGATTTAAATAAATACTTAGGTGGAAACACAGATTTTATATATCATCATATTATGATTGACTCAGTATTCTCTCCAGAGCCATTTGGAACTGAAGGAGATTATCAGGTAGGAAGCGTAGTATTCTCTTACAATTATTCAAGAAAAACGGACCCAAAAGGTAGGTTCTAAATTCGTATTATAGGCTTGATATGTTATTATTATGACAAGAGGAAGATTCAAGCCAAACTTTAAAAAAATAAAGGTGGTGAAATAAAAAATGGCAGCAAATGTAAAAAACGTAATTGTTGGTGCAGCACAGGTATTCGTATCTACAGGCACTAACGCAAATCGTCCACAGACAACAATTGACGGCGCAGGTTTAGCCTGGGGTGCTCAGAAAGCAGCTGGATACCTAGATGGCTCTTCAAATTGGAGAGACGTTGGATATACAAACACTGGTCTTGAGGTTTCATATGAGCCAGGTTATGGTGAAGTTACTGTTGATCAACTTTTGGACGCAGCTAGACTTTTCAAGCAGACTGTTAAAGTCATGCTTAAGACAGAACTCACAGAGGGTACTCTTGAAAACGTACACTTAGTATTCGGTCAGTCAGATCCTGTAGTTACCTATAGCGGTTCAACAGGTTCAAGTGATACAGTATTTACAGCAGCATCAAATGTAACCGCTGGTTACAAGAACGCAACACTTAATCTTGCAGCAGGTGCACTCGGCGATGCTCCAGTAGAACGTTCTATCGTTGCAGTTGGACAGGCTCCAGCTAACCTTGGAACAGAGGCTTCTCCAGTAGATGCTTCTACTCTCGGAAAAGAGCGTGTATATGTTGCACGTCGTGTAGTACAGGTTGAGACCACTGCTCACGCATTAAAGCGTGACGGTGCAACTGTATTCCCAGTTCAGTTCCGATGCTTACCAGATGATAAAGATATGTATGATGGCGCAGAATATGGCGTTATCATTGACAGAGTTTACTCATCTCTTTAAAACTTAATATAGACAATTAATAAATGTCCCCCACTAAAAGGGGGGCATTTATGTTTTAAATAAGCATTTTGATATAATTTGTATAAGGTAACTAAGGAGAATAAATGCCAACAACAGTATATGACACACTTGAGATTAAGTTGTCAAACGGTACAGTAATTACAGTCCAACCACTAAAAATAAATAAATTAAAAAAATTCTTAACAGCAATTAAGCCAATTCAAGATGGCACAGCAGACACAGATGAAGCAGCAATGGAAGTATTTGTTACTGCTGGAATGATCTGCATGGAGCAGTTTGCACCAGAATTTTCAACCGATAAAGATTTGTTTGAAGACAATTTTGAAACCCCAACACTTATGAAGATTCTTGAAATAGCAGGCGGGCTAAAGTTAAATAATGACGACCCAAACTTCCAAGGGGCGAATCTAACTGGGAATCTCTAGATCTCGCCTCTTTAGAATCTGAAGTTTTTCTTCTAGGAATTTGGAAGAATTATGATGATCTTGAATCATCACTGTCTATGGAAGAGTTGCTTGCGACACTATCTGCTTCTCGTGAAAGAGAAATTAGAGATAGAAAATTCCAAGCAGCACTACAAGGCGCAGATCTAGATGAAGATTCTTCTGAACAAGAAGATGTGACTAAGGTTAAAGGTTACAGAGCACAGCAAGAAGGCTTTGGAATTGGATTAGGACTTGGACACGTTGTAGAGGGGGGTTAATTGAATAATATACAATTAAATATTGTTGCTAATGCACAATTTCAGCAAGTATATGGCGAAGTAGCTAAATTAAAAGCTGCAATGACTTCGCTTCAACAGTCTTCTGTTGGTGGCCCCTTTACTGCAGCAGTAACCGCAGATATCAAAGCTTCGCAGTCTGCATTTGATAGTGCAGTTTTATCTACACGTGCGTTCAACATACAGCAAGTTGCAATGACAGACAATGTTACAAAATTTGGTCAGCAACTTTCTAAAGGTCAACTAAGTTTAAGTAATTATTATAAAATATGGCGGGATAGTGCAAAAGGCACTTCTGCAGAAATAGATGCATTAGCCACAGCACAGGCTAGACTTAATAGATCCATAGCAATTGCAGATCCGTTAAGACCAGGATATGCAAAACTAGTTACAGATATTAACGGCGTAGTTACAGCCGAAGAAAAACTTATATTTCAACAACAAGCTTTAAATACAGCCTTGAATGAAGGCTCTATGAAGCTTATTAATTTTGGTAAAAATACTCAGTGGATGGGACGACAACTTACTGTCGGCTTGACAATGCCACTTGCTATGTTTGGCGCAGCAACTTCTCAAGCATATCTAAAATTTGATCAACAGATGACTGACATGTTAAAAGTTTATGGATCACATGCCACAGTTCAGTCACAACAAACATTAGATTTAATTCAAAAGCAAGTAACAGATTTAGCTGACAAGCTAGCACGTACTTTAGGCGTAGCAATGTCGGATACAGTTACTGTAGCCCAGACATTTTCATCAATTGGTCTTGAAGGTCAAAACTTAATAAATGCAACCGAAGCTACAGTAAAGCTTCAAAAACTTGGTGGTTTAAGTGCTAATCAAGCAGCCACATCAATGGTTGCTTTGCAAAACGTATTTAAATTACAAGGAAATCAAATTGCAGAAGCTGTAAATTTCTTAAATGCAGCAAAACACTCCACATCAACAACGATGCAAGATATTGTTGATGCCTTACCACGAGTTGGTCCGATTATTCAGCAAATGGGCGGAACGTATAAAGACTTTGCCACTCTTCTTGTTTCATTAAAAGAATCTGGTGTTCCAGCTGCACAGGGTGCCAACGCAATCAAATCTATGCTTGCATCTATGATCAATCCTACATCTGCAGCAACAAAAGCTTTATCTGCACTTCATATTAATTTAAAACAAATTGTAGCAAGTAATCAAGGAAACTTGATGGGCATGGTTGAAGGACTTCAGTCAGCATTAAATGCTTTACCAAAAGATGAAAGATTAAAAGCAATTGAACAGGTATTTGGTAAGTTTCAATTTGCTCGTGTAACTGCCTTACTTCAAAATTTGGGAACCGCAGGATCTCAAAGTGCAAAAGTACTTGAACTTTATCAAGCAAATAATACACAGTTAGCTGCAGTTGCTCAGCAGGAATTAGATGTTGCTTCTAAAGGAACTCCAGCAGCAAGATTCCAAACAATGAAAGCTTCTTTGCAAGCAGACCTTATTCCACTTGGACGTACATTTTTGGAAGCGTTTACAAGAATTGGAGATGTAGTAAACCACGTTGTAAATGCCTTTAAAACTTTGTCAAATATGCTTGGGCCAGCAGCATCATTATTAGGTAAAATATTTGGAACTGGAGCAGCTGGATTGTTAATAGCTGGACCAGTTATTATGCTTGTTGGTTTATTTTCAAACCTTATAGGTAATATATTGCGTGGCGCAAATGCGATAAGGATGTTTAAGCAGGGCATGGAATCAGCTTCAGCAGGAGAAAATCAATTTTTGGCTGGCCTTCATGGTATGCGTAATTTCTATCAAGAATTAGATACGAGCGTAATTGCAGCAAGAAATCAAATGGATCTTATGCCAGAAGCGATTACAACAAATGCAAAAGCTTTTGAAATTTTAAGAAATGAAATTGTTAGACTTACAGATCAATTTAAATTATTAACAGTAGCTCAAACTTCAGCCATGGGTGGTATATCTCCAGCCACTGGCGGTGGAATTGATTCTGCTTTTTCTTCTTTAGGATTTATATCTCCTCCATCTGGAGCAAGATATTTACCTATTGTTCCAAAAAATAATGGTGGTTTGTTGCCAGGTTTTGCTAATGGTGGAATGATATATGACCCATCAAAACACGGATCAGTTGTACCAGGCCCATCAAATGTTAATTACGATTCAGTTTTAGCTAGAGTTCCAAAAGGTGGTTTTGTATTAAATAAAACTGCAAGTCAAAAAAATCCAGGACTAGCAACATTGCCACATTATAGTTCTGGTGGCAGTATGATGGCTATGTTGACCCCAGGTGAGACAGTATTTGATCCAGCAACAACAGCAGCAAATTATAATATGTTAAATGCTGCAAATAATGGAAGCACAATAGGAGGAGCAATAAACTCCTTGCAATCTAATTATGGATTAAGACAAAAAATAAATCCAGCAGATTTAGTAGCAGGTCATATCACAAATGATTTAAGTGGATTAATGATTTGGCTAGATAAAGGTTTAAATTCTAGAATGCGAAATGTAAGTAAGAATCCTCCTTCTGGAACAGAATTAGCAAACTTTTTAGAAAATATGTTGGTTAGCGGATATGATCCAAATGCATTATTGTTAGATGCAACAACAAAACTTGGAATTTCACCACTAAAAGCAAAAGAAGAATTAGATCAGGCACTTGCTAAAACTATAAAAGCTTTTACAGAAGCTGGAAAAAGAAAATTTGGCGGACCAACAGATCCTTATGGCTTTGAAAATTTTGTAAGAGATATATATCAACCTCATCTTGAAAACTTACCAGTTAATCTTCCTGGAGCACCTGGTAATGCTTTTTCAGCTTTAACATCACTTAAAACATTTAGACCTCAATATGGAAATTTAACTTATAAAGAATTTGTAGAAAAATATAACATACCAGTTCCCACAGATCCTGAAAAATTAGCTTCTCATAATAAAAAAATGCGCAGTAAATCTATGGGTATACCTTATTTAGGAGAAGAAGGTCTTAGTTGGAGAAGAAATAATACAAGCGTTGGTATGGTTTCTTCAACATTTACTCCAAAACGTGATGCTAATGGAGAATTGTTACCATTTGATCCAAAAGTTAACGGGATTCCAAAATGGGCAAAAGATGCACAAATTCAATCAAGTATATCAACTGCTAGTGGAAGTGGATCAAAAGTTGTATCCAGTCTTAGTAAGTGGGAGATGACTGCACAAGATATTCTTGCATTTGAAGCAAAACATGGAATTAGATTAGCAAAAGGTGGTGCAATAGGAGCACATCATAGAAAGTCTCCAGTTTATTCTTATACTGGATCAGATGTATATCGTGGTCAGACAAGAAGAATGAAGGCTTCTCTTGGAGTTCATTATAATTCATATCGTGCTCCACATACAAAAGGTCTTAAAGGATGGAATAGCGGAGGGTATATTCCTGGCTACGCAGGAGGTGGTGCTTTAACTTCTTCTCTTGGAACAATGTCTAATATTTGGAAATTCGGTTCAATGTCTGCGCCTATGGGGGAATCTGCAATGGCAGAATCTAGAATGAGTGGCATGGGTCGAATGGGTGCAGGCATGACTATAGGAATGGTTGCCCCAATGATTATAAATGCAATACCATCTAAAATTGGTGGTACAGATATTAGTGCTGCAAAAGGAACATTAGGTTCTAGTGCTAGTATGGCTGGTATGGCTATGATGTTAGGAGCTTCTGGACCAGCTGCTGCTGCAATTGGGGGCACTATAATTGCTATTAAAGCAGCAACATGGGCTGTTGGTGCTTTAATTAAAAGACATAAAGATCATTTATTAACAGTTCAAGAAACTTATACTGCAAGCACAACGGCAATTAATATGTTTAATAATGCTGCGGGCAAAACCCCTAAACAACTAGCAACATCAATAGAAAACTTAAGCAGTAATGATAATCTAAAAAAAGTTGCAGATTATATGAAAGGTATGAGCGGTAAATCAGCAATAGGCACATTAAATTCATTTGTATCATCTCAACTAATATCTGGAATGGACCCTTCAAAAGTAAAAGATATGGTAACTGCTATATTAACTTATACAGGTCAAACTAATCTTTTAGATTCAGCACTTAAAGAAATAGTAAAAGATAACACTAACTTAACTGATTCAACAAAAACTTATTTAACTAAACTTCAACAACAAACTAGTTATCAAGATGTAAATGCTAAATCATTTAAAGAGTTAAGTGCTGGAGGACAAAATTATTCTACAGGATTATATACTGTTGTAAGTGCAATGGACTCGGGTAAATTATCTGGAGATAAGTTAATAAGCGTTATAAATGGTTTAGATCAAAGTACTAAAAATGCTACAGAAGATATGAATTTATTAAAGTTAGCAGCAGATAATGCAGGTAATGCACAAATGACTGGCCTTATTAAACAAGTTCAGTCATTAATGCAAGATGCAGGTCTTGCTAAAGGTGCAATTGCTGGACTTTATGGACTTAAAGATCTTGGATTAAATACGGATACGATACTTGCAAAATATAATACTAAAGAAAAAATGGACAAGTTCTTAAAAGATCCTAAAACACAGTTGGCTGAAGCAAAAGCACAGCAAGCAGAATTAAAAAAACAATATGCCGCTCAAATGCAAGTGCAAAATGCAGGTGCTGCAGCAACAACAACAGATTCTCAAAGATTAAAAATAATGAAAGATCAGAAAAAAACTTTAGACGATACAATTAAAGCAGAAGAGCTTCGCCTTACAACTATCAAACAACAGAATGATTATTTAAATAAACAAACTGATTTAACAAATCAAATTAAAACTGCAGAAATAAGCGGTAATTATATTCAAGCTGCTCAATTAACTCAACAACAAGGATCCAACACTGCTCAATACAATGCGCAGTCTAAAATTGATCAACAAAATTTCCAATCTGATAAAATGCAGGAAAATATTGATGCCCTAACCCAATCAATTGCAGATGCTGCAGCAAAAGCAACACAGGCTGCAACAAATGCAGCAAGTAAAATTGCTTTTGGACCATTATTAGATGCAAATACTTCTCAACTGCAGTCAGCAATTGATAAGCTAGCTTCAGCCTTTGCAGCATTTGAATTAAAACAAAGTGGCGGAGCCCCAGTAAAGGTTCCTGGAGCTACCCCATACAATCCAAAGCCAGGTGAACCAGGCTATTCTCCAGCAGGACCACAGCTTTATAAAGATCAAAAAGGAAACATTATAACAGCAGAAGGAACTCCGTTTGCTCCACCAAAGGGAACTTCTGGTTTAAGGCATCCTCTTTATAGTGGTAAAAAAATACCTGTTTACCTTGGACAAGCTCAGGTAAAAATGTATGTTGATCCAAAAACTGGTAATGTTTATGATCCAGCTGGTAATGTTAGAAGCAAAGATGGTAAAATTCTTGGAAGATGGTTTGGTTATGATGCAGTAAATGAAAATATTGTTGATGCTTATGCATCTGGTGGATCGGTATTTGGTCCAGGAGGACCTAAATCAGATATGATTCCAGCCATGCTTTCAAATGGTGAATACGTAATGAATGCTGCTTCAGTTTCTAAGTATGGTGTTAATTTTATGAATGCACTTAATACTAAAAGATATTCAATTGGCGGTTCCGCATCCGTTTCATTTACTAGACCTTCAAATGATTCAATTGTTGGCAATACAAGCTATAACATTAACCTAACCATAAATGCAAGCGGAGTAACCGATCCAAAGGTTATAACACAAATGGCACAAGATGGTGTAATGCGGGCTCTTAAAACAAATGATGCTAAAATGAATAAAACAAACATGGCGGTGAAATAATGAGTTATAGCATAAATGCAGGACTGTCTTTATCTTTAGATAAAACTACTTGGTATGATCTAACGGACCATAATAGACAACCTATTCAATATGCTCCGCAAAGAATTGAACAAGTGCAACGTATGGCAAATGGAACTATGAGAAAATTTGTTGTTGCTAATAAAGCTATATATGATACAAGTTGGCAAGCACTTCCATCAGCATCACAAACCATAACCTCTCAATCTGGTGTTTCACTGCCAACCTACCAACCAACGGTAGATGGAAAAATGGGCGGAGCTTTTATGAAAGCATTTTATGACACTAATGTACTTAGACCAGTGTGGCTTAAATTAACTTTTGCTACAGATAACGCTACTGGAACTGGTCACCTGCCTTCACAATTAGCAATTCCATCAGAAAGCAATCATCAAATTTTACAAGTATTTATAACAGATTTTAAATATACAATTAACAAAAGATTTACATTAATTGACTACGTGGATGTTACCATGCAGTTTACGGAGGTTTAATTGTTATCTGTATCTGGTGTTAGTAATGACATATTCTTAAAATCTAATTCAGTAAAAATGCTTCCTATGGTTTCTGCTGAATGGAATCAAAATATATTTAATGCTCCATACCTTACGGTTGCAGGAGATGGAACTCCGATAGCTGTATCAACAGCATCAACTGATATTTCTGCTGTAACAGATTCAAATAAACATCCTTATTTTGATACTTTTAGTTTTCAAATGACTGGGCTGAATGATAATATAAAATATACCTCTAGCCCGTCTGTTTTATCTTCTGCTTTTAAAATAATTACATATGTATCAACAAACTCAAGCACCCCAATAATGATAAATGCCTATGCACAAGGAACTGGAGATAGACAATTTGGATCAAGTAATATAGAAGCTAACGCATATAACTGGACAAAATTAGAAACTTATATTGGAGCAAACGACAATATATCTTCCTTTACATTTGAATTATCTTTTAATAATTTTAGCACAGCCCCGTCTAATTCAATTGTTTATTATACAAAACCAGAAATATATGCAACAAGTTCATTTGATTATCAATACGGATCTATATGGTCTACGGATTCAGTATTTACTGGATTTAGACCAGGAGAGTCCTACGTATCAACTGGTAATGCTGGATATAGTTTTCCAGCCAATTATAGAAAAGTAAATACTATTAGTTTATTAAAAACTACAGATAATTCAGCATCTTACAACACAACAACAAAACCATTTTATATGCCAGTCAGCCCTATAGTATGTAATCCAAGTTTTTTTCATTCATCCCCACCAATGCCAATATATAAAAGTGGTTTAATGACAGATATATCTGCATATAAATATTTTATTTCTGACAACTCAAATACTCCATCTGTTACTGGATTTTATGCAAAACCAGTTGCAATGAATAAAGTTGTTGTTAAGCTAAATGCATATTTGGCAGTTCCTGGAGTAACAGTTACTGTTACAAAAACAGATGGAAGCAAAATAACATCTGATGTAATAAATCCAGCGGATAATGGAACTATTGTACTTTATTTAAATAATGGATCATTAACTCTTGATAAGTGGTCAGCAATGCCAAGCTTTACTAATACTGGTGATCTTACAAATTATGTATATATAAAATCAATTACAGTAACTGGACAAGTTGCAAATGCAAGAACAACAATATTTAATACGTCAAACCCTTCAATTTTAAATGATATGGGTTTGTTACAAGTAATTGAAATCTCACCAAGATTAGAAATAGATATTACTCCTTACGTTATTGACGTTTCAACAAATAAATCTTTAGATAGTAAAGATACCTATCTTCCGATATCATCTGTGGTTACAGATGATGCCACCATTACTCTTTCATCAATACCTCTTGGTGATATTACAAATCCAGTTCCCATTTTTTCTAATATAAGTAATATATCTTCAAGCATACTTAAAGACAACATGATAAAAAATGTTAAATTTTATATTAATTATAATTTAATAGATTACACTGATCAATCTTATGTTGATCAACAAGTTAATAAAATAATACCAGGCGGGATTTGGTATTCAGATACTTGGCAGCAAAATGATATAGATACAATATCAGTACAATGTTATGATATAACTAGATACCTGCAGTCAACCCCAGTCTCAGATTATGTTTCAAATTATAAAGACGCTTTTGATGTTATAACAAATATATTGGATTTGACTGGTTTTACGGATTACGACATTGATTCTTTGTATAGTGTTTGTTACGATCATAACTCGCCTATTAATATGGATTATTATTTCTGCAACTCAAAAGATTCTACTTTAATAGACGCACTTAATCAAATATTTTTGCCATATCAAATAGGTGCTTACATAGATAATTATGGTGTTATGAAGTTTTTAAGTTTGTCTAATATATTAGACAAACAAAAAAGCTCTACAGATTTTGATTTAGATCAAAATATAGTACTTCAAAATGGATATACAATTAATAATAAATCAAAACCAGGAAAAATATCTTTAAGATATCAGACTCCAAGATTAAAACAATCTTTATCTTTACAGAATGTAACAGATGCCGATGTTAGAGTTGGTCCATCATACATATACACAACAAGTAATGATGTTGTATGGTCCCAACAAAGTGTGGATTCTGTAGGGTTTAATTACTTAGGATCAGATATGAAATATACAGATAATAAATTTGTTATTAATCAAGCTGATTTATTAGACTCATTCCACACTTTTAATTTAAATAATGATGGTTATGCTGTAATTGAAGACGAAATTGTTTCTTTTGTTTATAAAGAATATGAAATTGCTCAAAATTCAAATCAAAATATTTATACAAATGTTTCTGTTAAAAATGATTTAGAACTTGCTTCGCAAGTAAATAAATTTATTAAAGATAATCAAATTGGCATGACCCCAAATGTTGGAATTATATCTAATGCTGTTCCATTTGCATTTACTAGTAATGGTAAAAATTATCAAGCAACAACGTATACAATATCTTCTACTCCTGTTTCAGATGTATTAAATCCAGTAACTTCATTTAGTATTGGTAATTTGGTTTCTGTAAGCAACATGAGTCCCGAAGAATTAAATGTTTCTGGAAGAATAATATCATCTACAAATAACTCTTTTACTATTATTACTGGATCAACAAAATCAATGGATTCTGGTTGGTCTAACAAAGGCAGGGTTTCAAAAGGTTCTGATTATGATGTAAAGGTCACTCCAACTGGCAATATAACAAATATAACACGTGGAATGTTTGGCACCAATGTTTCTGATCACAAGATGATGACAAGCTTATCTAGTAAAAACTTAACAGCTTCTTTAGTTGATCAAAGTTATTCACTTTTGTCAGCTCAGTCTGCAAATTATAATATAACAACAACTCAACCAGATCCTAGCAGTACAATAAGCCCACCACCCCAGTTACCTTATTATTATTTTTTGGGTCAACCAGATAACAATAATAAAATTATTCTTTATCCAAGTAATGCAAATGACTTAGGATACAAAACATATTCAACTAAATTTAAATTTGTAGATGATATCCCTGGCAACAATAATAATTTATGTTCTGGTGGATTGTTTTTTAATATGGGTTCTTCTAATTTAAATAACACGCATTTCTTAGAATTAGTACGATCAAATATGGGAGATCAAACTACAGATGGAAGAAATTATTTGTATTATTTAGTATTATATAAAATTGTAAATAATGCGCCATCACTCCTAGCATATTCAAATGTTACTGGAATTGTTTCCACGATAACTAATAATTTTGAAAAACTATATAAACTTACTGGAGATACAAATAATCCTTATTCTTTATATACTGATCCTCATGAAGCATATCATTTAAAATTTACTACATATTCTTTTGATCATTCACAAGATGGAGAAGGGCTGCCAGGACAATCAACAAGTAATGGCGATGGAGTTTTATTTTCAGTATTTTTAAATAACTTTGAAATAGGACAATGGCAAACTTATTCTAATTCATCTTGGTCAAATACTGCCGTAAATTCTATAACTGGATTAAGAAAAAAAGTTGTTATAAATTCAACTATTAATAATGGTACTAAATTTGGAGCTTTTCTTTCTGGCGAACCAGTAGTTATTTCAAATGCTGGGAGCAATGTTTCCTACCCGACATCCAATTTTTCATCAAGAAATCAAGTTGGATATATAAGAGAAATTTATGCTTCTCAAAAAGTTTTAAAAGAAAGAAATGTAAATTATTATTTTCAAGATCGTGAATTTTTAAATGCACTTGTTCAAGGACAAAGAACTTTTTCTTTGTATAAAGAATACATTATGCAAACTCAACCAGCAGTAGTAGGAATAAATATGTACGATGTTCAGTACACAAACGGAGCTGCAGTTTTAGTAGACATATTACCAGTTGAATATGCTTGGTTTTACTACCCTGGAAATAAATTATTAGATCAGCAGTATCTTCAGCATCAAATTGTTGACGAATATTCAGCAGCCTACTCAACACCAATAAACACTGGATTTAGAGGTAAATTTGCTGTTGTTAACAACAGTTCTCATGCAGTTTATTTAAAGAAAGATTCTGATGAATTAAATGCTTTTGTAGTTAACCTTAATCTTTGGACTCATGAAATTATAGTTCCGTCCGATCCAGAAATAATAGAGATCGTGACAGATCCAGGGAATATAGGAGAAGTGGTACAATTAGATTCTTCATTTATACAATCTAAAGATGCTGCTGGAAAGTTATTAAAAATAGTAAGTTCTGGAATTGATAATTTTTCTAAAGATGTCAGTCTTAGTATTTTTGGAAATCCTTTAATTGAGGTGGGGGACGTAATAGGATTAACCTACCCACTAATGGGAATAAATGCTCAAAAGTATATAGTACATTCAGTTTCGAATACCTACAATAATGGTTTAAGCACCAAATTAACTTTAAATATGTTAAATAGAGGAATTAATAAATAAACCAATAAAATGGTATAATTTATATAAATAAGGAGAAAAATGGCATACATAAAAATATCTGACCCAAAGATTATTGACCTACCTACAATTCATCAAATTGTAAATGTGGTAAATCAGCATAGCGATAATATATCAGCTATCACAAATAATTTTGGAAGTGTTTACAGCAATGTCCCCGTAACATCAAATAATACAACTCAAGGTTTGTATGATATATCATCACAGCAGATATATTACGGATACACTACAATATCTGATTCTGATTGGGATACTTCTTCTTATGAATATAAAAAACAGGTAAACTTTACCTCTTCTTTTACAACAATACCCATTATAGTCGCATCCGTATCAACATTAGGTCAAGGTTCTTCAGACAATAGTTCTGCTACAGCTACGGCATTGACTCAAGATTTAGTTGTAAATATTAAAAACCCACAGCAGTCAGTTTTTACTATTTCCTTAAGGCACGTTGGTGATAATGCCACTACAAAAGTCAATACATCATTATATGGAGCGGGTAAAGATGGAAAGTTTCTTGCTCCGTCTTATACAGTTACAGTCAATTGGATTGCAATCGGACATAAATAAAAGATAGGAGGATGGGATGAAGATTAATTTAAGCCCTACTTACATATCGGACTCTTCTTCTGCAAGAAGGCAGCCGATTCCTATTGATGTCAATTTAGACCCAACTGCAAATTCTATAACAGCTCCATTTAAACAATCTAGACAAAATGGTTACATCTCCCCAATCGGAGCTAATAAAAGCTTAAGTGGATTGATTGTTTATTTACAAGGAGGTTCATTAGATGGAACTATTCCGCCAGAACCACCACCGCCACCACCTGATAATCCTAAAAAACCAACTGGAACTGCTCCATTACAAGTAACAAATTTACAAGCTCAGTATTTAAAAGATTCAAACAATCATTTTACTGGACAAGTTCAAGTAACTTTTGATTTTGATCTTACCGACCCATTAAATGTAAGCTTTGCTTATATTCAATTAGGTTTAAGCATAGGAGGTACAACTTATAAACTTGTTACCCCTAATGTGCCATATGATTTAGCATATTTTAATGCAGACCCAGTTCATCAATCAATTACACTTAGCATTCCAGATCTATCTTCAACTGGAGTTTATAAGACATACGCTTTTGATCATGTTGAAGTTGCAACTTATAGTTACGATAATTTTACAAATGGTTTTGTTTATGCACAATTTTTGGTATTGTACACATCTTCATTGCCAGCACCAATAATAACAGAATCGGATACTACATCCGCATATATTATAGCAACAACAAATTTAGAAACTGTTAAAAAAGATTATTCAGGATTATTTAATTCAGAAATAATTCAAGAATTTGTATATCCAAATACTGGATTGACACCGACGCAAGTTGATGCTGCTGCATTAGCGGCAACACAAACAAACCCTCCTACTGATGGCTGGGTTCAAGTTGGTGAACCTAGAACAATAAGCCCAACATCAATTTTTGCTTATGATGGAAATCATCGTTATGTAAGAGCATATTTTGTTGATTCTTCTGGTTCGCTATCTTCAGTTTCCAATTATGTTGAAGCAACCCCGACTGCATTATTGCCTAATAACACTTTGCCTCCAGACGGCTTTGTTGGAGCTGTTTCCGCTTCATTTTCAAATAATGGTGCTGGAGATGACATAAATATTTCTTATACTCTGCCCACAATAGTAAGTTCAAATCTTAATAAACCAGTTAGCATAAAAGTAACCTTGACTCCAATTGATCAGCAATCAATATCTGGTTCTTTTTATCATATTATAAATAACATATCTGTCACTGCAACTGGAACAAGTGGACAAAATACAATAACTGTTCCTTCTGGAAGTGCAATAGTAATTGGTCAAGCCGTATCTGGAACTGGAATTGGATCTGGAGCAAAAGTAACTGCAGTATCAGACACATTAATAACTTTATCTGTTGTTAATTCTGGATCAGTATCTGGAACAATTAACTTTATAGATACTGGATTTACTATATTTTCAAACTTAATATCATCACAATTTGGCGGTCAATTCTTTTCATCCTATTCGGGAACTGCTGTAATAGTATCTCAAGCGGGAGTAACAAGTTCTGTTATATCAAATCTTAGTCCATCTCCATTTACAAGAACAGACTCACTTTCTTCAGTTACTCCCACTGCCGTCGTATCAAATGTTTTAGATGGTTACTCTGTTCAATTTAACTTTACTGGCACAATAGCTTCCTCTGCTCAAATTTATCAATTCTTTATAGACCCAACATCATGGATTGGGTCGGGGACAAATTATGCTATACCAGATTATCTCGATTCAACTGTTTCTTCTTGGTCCATATCTTCAGCAAATCAAATAGTAGTATCTAACTTAACTGCAGAAAATGGTAATTTTGTTTTACCTTCTGGAACATTACCATATAAAGGTTATGCTGTTTCTGGAACAAATATACCAGCAAATACATGGATAACATCTATATCTGGAACTGGACCAACGTACACTTTAAATCTTAATAATTCATTAACCCAGGCCCCATCTGGAAATATTCATATTCAAACTAAAGTTTATGACGGTATAGGACCAGCTAATGTATTTTCACAGTATCACTCTTCAATATATGTTGTTGTTGTATTTTATAGTAAATATAACACTAGATCAAAAAACTCTTTAGTACTAGTTGCAAACCCAACAGATCCTTCTATATCTGTTATATCAAATGCAATTCAAGTAGGAAGTGGCGGAGCAATATACGTAGGTTCATCAGCAACTACTGGATCAAGAATAGTATTGGGACCTTCAGGTATAAACGGTCCAGATGGATCAGCATCTTATTCTGGAATATTTGCTTTTGATTACGGCTCAACATCTGGGTCCTCCGCAAGTACTGCAATAATAACAAATCCTGGTGCAAATAGTTATACATTTGAAACCGTTAATGCAAAGATTGCAGATTGGTCTGTTAATGGAACTCAAATTCAAAATACCTTAGATTTAGGTGCAACAAACTATGTAGGCCTTTCAGCTACTGGCCCATATTCAATATGGGCGGGATCAACTGATAGTGGTGGAAATTCTACCGCTAACTTTTCAGTAACACCAACTGGTAATGTATCTGCTAGAAACTTATCTATATATGGTCGTGGAACTTTAAATATTATAAGTGCTATAGGAAATGGCTCTACAGTTGCTTATACAGTTGGATCTGGATCTACTCCTGCTAAACATTATTTGACAGTTGGACAATCAATCACAACATCTGGATTTAGTAATGCCAATTATAATCTTAGTTTACAGCAAATTGTTTCTGTTACTGATACAACATTTACTGTTAACGGTAATGCAACTGGAACGTCTGGATCGGGTAGGGCAACAGTATCTTTAATTTCTGCAGGATCTTATTTGAGCATAATGTCAGACGGAACGATAAATGCTTCAAATGTTTATTTGTCTGGTTCTTTAAATGTAAATCAACCATCTACGTTTAATAGTAATATCAATATTGGTCCCGCTGGATATTTAATTGCAACAGGTACAAATGGAACAGTAACATTGGGCGGGGCTGGTATACAAGCAGCAAAAAACGGATCCGTAACTACACAGATATCCTCAACTCCTATAGGAGATGATGGAGTAACATTTGCTACCCAATCTGCATACCTTGGTGCATCAAACAAATCTGGCGCATGGTATGTATCAAATAATTTAATTAGTTCTAAAGGTATAGAACTAGATTCAAGCTCTGGATATATAACGGCTTATCCGCTAGATCTTGTAAATGGAAGCTTAACAAAGAATTCTTTGTATGGAGTAAGAATATATGGCGGAAGTTCAACTGGTGGCCTAGCTATCTCTGCAGGTCTTTTTACTAAAAATACTACCACGAATACGCCAGATGCAAATTTTTATGTAACAACGGATGGATTACTTTTTGCAAAAAATGCAACAATTTCTGGAACAGTAACCGCTAATAAATTTACTATAGATGCAAATAATTATTGGAACGACGACACACATAACGGTAATTTTAGAATAGGAACAGCTTCAAATGCAACCAGTCCAAGTTATTTATCTTATGATGGAGATAATGGACTAGTTGTTTATGGTAAGATTACGGCAACTTCTGGCTATATAGGAAGTAGCACCAGTGGTTGGATCATTAATAGTTCTAATATTGTTTCTAAGATATGGAATAAAGATACCAATGACGTAGGTTATTTAAAATTAGACGCATCTACAGATTCAATTACTTCTTATGCTCCAAGTACGTCAGCAGCTGGAACAACTTTAACTTATAATGCTAGTTATTCTGGCGGAGCTATAACAAGCACCACTGCAACCGCAGCTCAGATAGCGACATCAACATCATTTCAATCAGGCTTGATAACTTCAACTGGCTATACAGTATTAAAAACTAAAAAAGCTTTTCAAGTTTTTAAAGATACCGCAGCAGCAGGTGACATGCCAGCATTTTCAATAGATCCAGATGGAACTTCAACGTATTGGAATAATGGCAACGGATCAACTTTACAAAATGTTTCATTTACTTCAATAAATACTAAAGTAATTTATTTAAATACAGATGATATAATTATAGGTAATTCCCCAGGAGGTTTTATTTATATTAACGGATCTCCTTATATTAGAAATGATACTGAAGTTTCTGGAACTCATCAGTATTTAAGAAATATATATATAGGCACTACCCCGCCAACAACTGGAGTTGTTAGTGGTACTGGTTTTATTGGAGATTTATATGTTACTTATTAAGGATGTGTAATGGGTCTTTATTTAAAAAGTGGAGACAGCAAATGGAAAAATTGGTCAACTTTTAGAGTCAAAGTTGAAGGTAACATATGGAAAGATGTTAAATCTGGTTTTGTAAAAATATTTAATAATACTTGGGTTCAATTTTTTCCAAATGCTTTAATTCCAGATTATCCAGCTA